CGTACCGAACTTTTCTTCGGCAGCAAAGCACCCTTCGGCATGATGACGCAAAGCTCTATGACTCCAGTGTGCAATAATTTTTTTAGATTCGTCAAACCAATCATGTATGGGTTGGTAGTCTTGTGTTTTACCACCCCATTTTTTAACTGATGATACCGAATGATAATAACAATTAGCCATCTAACTCCTTTGTTTTTACATATTTATGATAAATAGTATTTATTAAGTCAGTCTTTTCTTGATGCATTTTGTTAAATGCTCTAACCATATGGATAATATCCATATCACCTAACTTAATATAATCTCCTCTTGATTCTGATAAATATGTTTTTTCTAGCTGATCTACCATATCTCTTGGTATTGTTTTACCAGCTATTTTCATAATACAAATTAAATCACCTACTTTCATTTTTTAACCTTTCTAATTATAGCTACATCACCTACAAGATGATCACCTGGCAAAGACTGATGACCAGTTCTTGATTGCCATGCATACCATGCATCTGTAGCTCTTTTATTTGGATATTTCATAGAATTAAATTTACCTTCTTCATCAATGTACATATCAAATGTTCTGTTAGATACATCTTGATTATAACCTTGTACTATCTCAATCATATTACATGACATCAATTTGTATAATTCTTGAAATGTAGGTTTGTTTTTAAATACATGAAAATTTTCATCACCATTATCTTTCCATAATATTACATTATACATCTTTCTCTCCTTTCACTTTCTTTTTAATCATTACAATCATTGAATTTAAAATATCTGCGGCAGCACCTATGAAATACAAAGTCCAAATAAGTGCAGATAAAATGCCAACAAAAAGCATTTTCCAAAATTTAAAAAACTTCGGTATCACCTCTGCAACATTTGTGCGTAGTATTTCTATCTGTTTTTTGATAACGCCATTCATATATACCTCTTTCGGATTATATTTCTTTCTTTCTTACATAATGCTCTCTCGTTCTGGGAGAGCTATGTGCGTTGCTTATATCCTACAGGTGCAACGCTAACCTGCTAACAAGCGAGGGAGAGGTCAGACGCTGACCTTCTACGCTTTAGGATTCTTTAATTCATACAATGAAATTATATGGAGTAACCTTTCATACACAGGATAAGCATCTATGCGTTTAGTATCTGTATAGCATAGTGCTTCCTGTTCTAATAAATATCTATGCAACACTTTCTTTAGAATAAATACTTCTTCAGAATTTATTTTCATGTTGAGATATTTTATATTCGTATCTCGCTTCTTCGGCATTATCCATATGCTCCTGTATATCCTGCGGAAGTGTAATACCACACGCAGTTATTCTAGATAGAAACTCTTGTTGTTCTATCTTACATTCTGCATAATCATAGTGAGCTTTATCTAGCTCGTCTTGGATTTGTTGTTTGTATCTTCCCATAGTTTTTTCCTCTCCATACGTTGATATTCTATTTCTTCTCTAATATTTCTATTAATAGAATCTACGTATTCTTGGGTTTCCTTGGCAAGTACAATACCATAGCCAATGATTACTGCAATTATTACTAGCATTATAAACGTCATTAGTTGAACCATCTCCTTTCGTCAGTTTCTCTTTTAACTACCTTGTATGGTAGTTGAACTGTTTTAGGCATATATTTTGAAACAGCAAAACATAAACCTAGAACGATTCTAATTGGCAACATAATTGCAAACCAAATCCATTTAGCTGCAACATTCATTAACCAGTTTTGTATCTTATGTAACATATCTACTCCTTTAGTTTCTGTTGTATTCATATAACTCCAATCTGATTCTTTTATCTGCTGGTGTCATATGATTGTATAGTCTTTCAAGATTAACTATAAAATCATTTCTACTTCCTTGATTCTTCAACTTGGCAGAAAAGTTTTTAAGTTTATTCTCAAATGTTTTCCATTTGAATTTAGGGTGTTGCATTAAAACAACCATAGCTAATACAAAAGATCTCTTTTTATAGTACTGAAAATACTCACCAACTTTGTTTATAGATCTTGCCCAAGTTTTGCCTTGTTCAAGATTCTTCAACACAAAGTCGCCATTCTTGAAATCTTTTATTTCTTTACTAGCACAATAGCCTTTGTCATTTAACATAGCTATACACTCTGATAACCCAAACTCATATGTTCTATGAAACCATTCTAATAGTTCATAGTCATGATTACCTAGCTTGACATATGACATCAAATATTCTGTCAATGTCCATTTTCTAGCTACCGAGTTTAGCTTACGTACATCTTCAAGACCTACATTATCTTTAATGATATATGTTATTGGAAGACCTACAATCTTGTATGCTTCCAATCTATGTTGTCCTTCAACAACAAACATTTTATCATCTACAATAATAGGTACTTGCAGATCTTTTTCTTTTATAGCTTCAACAAGTCTTCTGACATGAAGCTCATTTACAGCTCTGTTACCTTTTAGGTATTTAAACAGGCTATAATCTTTAGTTTTATGTATCTTATTTTTATCCATAGTATTCCTCCTTTTAGGTTTATGAATTTCGGCAGCAACGCTAGTGAGTTGCAACGCCGAACAATAAGTTTTTTATAGTTTAGAACCATTCTAAATTGTCCATAACGATAAAAAAAACCCAGCGTCTTTTACAACGCTGGGCTTATAATACAGATTATTTAGACATAGCTTCTTTTAATCTAGCTATATTGTACTCCCTCATCTGTACTTGTTTAGTCACATCTTTTACATCTGACTTCGCTTTTGGAGTAAACTTTTTCTCAAAAGCAACTTCATATGCAAGATGTAATTCATCTAGTATCATCTCTGCACGTTTGATATTCAAAGCCTGTGCATCACGTCTGAATATAAGTTTATCTACATTCAGCATAGATATTTCATTACCTGTGTCTTCTCTCAAAGCATTTTTCATAAGATCATTTGTCTTATCAGAACTAGCAATGCATTGTTCCAAATGTCTTTGAAAGCAACCGATAATGCTGTTAGCGTTCCATTCAGCTAACATAGACCAGTCTTTGTGTTGTGCAAATGGTGTAATTACATTATTGAATAATGCTTTAACACCACCTCTAATATCTACTGAATCTAATACATCAGACATATCATTTAGTCTGTTGTCAGAATAATCAGCAGATTGTACTTCACTTGCTAACGTCATATATACCTCCATTTGTTAGTGTATTTAACTCGCTATTGATTTCAGCAACTTTGTCACTTTCACCTTTAGCGATAGCTTCTTCTTTTAAGCTACATAGCTCATTAACTCTCATCTTATTAGAGTCATCAACTATCAACTCATAGTATTTAACATAGTCCATAAGTACCTCCTTTGTTGAACTAACGTCCACATAACGTGGTAGCGTACAGACAACAAGGGGAGTCCTCACCTGTCAACAGCTTGGCAGGGGTTTACCCCCTGCGACTGGATTGTTCCTCGTGGACAATCAGTCCTGTTGATAGGTAGAGGGGATTCCTTGTTAGTCTAGCGTAAACACGTGTGTGTGGAGGGACCCATAGTGTAACGAGTAATCTACATATGATTTATGTGATTACGAGTGGTTTGCACCTTTGTAATATGCAAAGTGCAAAACACGTATGGGAGGCGTCCTCGCAGACAAAAGCCTATAGCTTTTGGCGAGAAGACTCTGTTTTGCCGAAGGCAACTACATATAGTATTGTGAGTTTAACGAACAACTAAAGTGCTGTAATTTTGCTTGACACGACATAAAATTAAACCTACGTACCTATAAGGGTAGAATAATAATTGATTATGAAAGATGATCTAACAGACAAGCAAAGACAGCTCGTTGATACTATCGTAGCAACAGGGTGTAGTATAAAGGAAGCAGCAGAAAAGGCAGGATATTCAAGTAAAGGAAGCAAAGAAGCAGCGAGAGTAAGTGCTTCTCGCACACTACGTTTACCAAAGGTACAAGCTTATATGCAACAGAGGGTAGCACAGACGCTAGGACTTGGTGCAGTAAGTGCGAGTAAACGACTGATTGAGCTTTCAACAGGAGCGAGATCGGAGTATGTGCAGCTGGAAGCTTCCAGAGATATACTAGATCGAGTGGGATTGAAAGCACCAGATCGGATCGCCCACAATATACAAGGTGATATTAAAATCAACATTGACTTATCGTGAGGCGTTGGTACGCACCCACACAGTTCGAATCGACAGATTCGGAGGGTGGGGGCGAAACTCACCAGCCTTGGCTGACGAGGCGTATGTCACAGACAACAGGGTTCAAAATAGTACATCATGGCTAAACCAAAGTTTAAAGAAATAGTTCAACACGAACGTATTCCTAAAAAGACTAGCATTGGCAGAAGACCAAAAATGTCTAGTATGAACAAACACAAAAAGCGTTCTTGGAAGAAATATAACTCACAAGGACGTTAGTGCGTTTAAAATTTTTTTTTATTTAGATAAGCTCCATTCCTCATTCACAAAGGAGGAAATATGAATTACAAGGTAAATATATGGAAAGATGATTCTCTCAAAAGAGAGATTGTATATACTGCAGATAATGATATACAAGCTATACAGATGGCATCAGCAGCAACACCAGATGGTTGTAGATCTACATATGAAGAAATAACAGAGGAGCAAAAATCATGCCTTATGGAAAAGGAACCTATGGTTCAAAACGAGGAAGACCAAGCAAAAGCAGTGGCTTAAAAGGAAAACAAAAGAACCTACCACCTGCTTTAAAAAAGAAAATAATGGCTGCCAAAAAGAAAAAGTAATGGCAACAAAAGCAGAAAGACTGCATATGGATAAGGTAGCACAACTTGGTTGCTATGTATGTAAAGGACCAGCTACCTTACACCATATAAGAAATAATGGTAAAGGCAATGTAGGTATGGGTAGGAGATCTTCTCATTTTGAAGTTATCCCATTATGCTTTGAACATCATCAAGGGTGTACAGGTATTCATCTAGATAAAAAAAATTTTGAAGAAAAATATGGTACAGAAGCTGAAATACTACAAGCTGTACTACTTGAACTAAAGGTAGAAGAATGTCGTTCATCAATACTTTAAGTTTAAAAGATAGAAGACGATTAAGAACAATTGTTAAAAATACTCATCTAAAATATTATCCTACGCATATGATAACAGATAAGGAAGCTGATAAATTAGTAGAAGCTTTTGGTGAAGAAACTATCTATAATCTGTTAAAACAAAACGTAGGAACAAATGTCGATTAATTTTAAATACAAGCCAGATGGTCAAACTATAAAAACCTTTATGAAGTCTGATGACTTCTTTAGAGGTATAAGAGGTCCAGTAGGTTCTGGTAAATCGGTATCATGTTGTATTGAAATATTTAGACGAGCTTTATTACAACAAAAGAATGAACAAGGTATTCGTAAATCAAGATGGGCAGTAATTAGAAATACAAACCCACAGCTACGAACAACAACAATTAAAACATGGCTTGATTGGTTTCCAGAAGATGTCTGGGGTAACTTCGCTTGGAGTGTTCCTTATACACATAGAATAATTAAAAACGATTTAGATATAGAAGTTATATTCCTTGCTCTTGATAGACCAGAAGATGTTAAGAAACTATTATCTCTAGAGCTTACAGGTGTTTGGGTAAATGAAGCTAGAGAAATACCAAAATCAATTATTGATGCTTGTACAATGAGGGTAGGAAGGTTTCCTAGTATGAGAGAAGGTGGAGCTACTTGGTATGGAGTTATTGCAGATACTAATGCTCCAGAAGAAGATCATTGGTGGGCAATCATGGCAGGTGATGTACCTGTACCAGATCACATATCAAGAGATGAAGCTTTAATGTTAGTCAAACCAGATAACTGGAGTTTCTATACTCAACCTTCTGCTATGATAGAAAAAAAAGAAAATGGAATGACTATAGGTTATGATCCAACAGATAATGCAGAAAACAAATCAAACCTAACAGAAAAATATTATTCTAATATTATTAGAGGTAAGACTAAAGGGTGGATTGATGTTTATGTTTTAAACAAGCTAGGATCTATTGAAGAAGGTAAACCTGTATATCCAAACTTCAAAGAAGAAATACATAACTCAAAAGAAGATTTAGAATTAAGTCCACATCAACCAATATACATTGGGGTTGACTTTGGACTTACACCTGCAGCAGTCTTTGGTCAAAGATTAGTTACAGGCAGATGGCATATTATAAACGAGCTAGTATGTTTTGATATGGGAGTCATAAGATTTTCTGAATTATTAAGATCAGAGATAGCTAAATATTATAAAGGTTATGAAGTACATATCTATGGTGATCCTGCTGGAGATTTTAGATCACAAACAGATGAAAGAACTCCATTTCAAATTATGAGGCAACAAGGACTCAATGCATTACCTGCTCCATCAAATGATGTAGCTTTAAGAATAGAAGCTGTAGATGCAGCTCTATCTAGATTACTAGATGGTAAGCCAGGATTCTTGCTAGACAGAAAATGTGTAAATCTTAAAAAAGGTTTTAATGGTGGTTATCATTATAGAAGATTACAAGTATCTGGAGATAGATATGATGAGAAGCCTTTGAAGAATAGATACTCTCACGTCCATGATGCATTACAATATTTAATGATGGGAGCTGGAGAAGGTAGATCTATATTAGCAGGTAAACCTAGATCTAAACCAACTATAGCTAGTAGAGATTTTGATGTATTCAAAACAAAGAAAGCAACTAAAAGGAAAGTATGGGATCTGTTCAAAAGGAATGGTTAATATATTTTTATGAAGCAGAAGACCACCCTTATTCAGATTGGTTATTCTTTTTAAGAAAAGGTTTTAAACATTGTGGAGCTATATCTTATAATTCACAAAAAGATGCTTGGGTTCATTTAGAGTTTACACACGCAGGTATAAGATTATCATTTCTAGATAAACAAGAGCTAGAAGATATGTTAGCTTATTTAAAAGGTTTTAAAGTATTAAGATGTCCTGTTAAAGATCAATGGCATCTACTTCGTATAAAAGATATTACCTGCGTTGCTTTTATTATGAGATTAATAGGCTATTACAAGTGGTGGATCTTTACACCTTATCAACTTTATTGTGCGTTGATTAAAGCAGGATATAAGTCATTTTGGGATCAAGATGCCAAAACCAAAGAAAAAATCGATACAAGAAATAATAGATGAGATGAAAGATCTTCATGATCAAGAAGATGATTTAATCGCAGAGATGGAAGCAGGATATGGTTCTCTTACATCTGATGATCTAGATGATATTGATTTTGATGACGATTTAGAGGAGGACAGATAATGGGCGGAATATTTAGAAAACCATCTCCACCACCAAGAAATGATGCTTTAGAAAAACAATTAGCTGCAGAAAGAGCTGCTGAAGAAAAAGCTGCAAGAGATGCAGAAAATGCTGCTAAAGTATATTCAGAAAAAAAAGCAAAAGGAATTATAGGAGCAAGATCTCTATTTGCCAGAGCTGGTGGTAGAGGCTTTTTTGGCTAATGAGAAAAGAACATAAAAATCCTAAAGGTGGACTAACTGCAAAAGGTAGAGCTTACTTCAAAAGAAAAGAAGGAGCTAACCTTAAACCACCAGTTAAAAAGACTCCACCAAAAGGTACAAAGAACTTTAAAAGAAAGGTCAGCTTTGCTGCGAGATTTGCAGGAATGAAAGGACCAATGAAAGACTCTAAAGGCAGACCTACAAGAAAAGCTTTAGCATTAAGAGCTTGGGGTTTTAGAAGTGTAGAATCTGCTAGAAATTTTGCAAATAGACATAAGAAGAAAAAATAATGGCTACTGCAAAAAAAACAAAACCTGCTTTATGGGCAAGAGCTAAAGCTCAAGCTAAAGCAAGAATGGGAGGGAAACACAGTGCGAGAGCTATGCAACTTGCTGTCAAGATTTATAAGAAAGCAGGTGGAGGCTATAGAGGATCTAAGTCTTCGTCAAACAAGCTTTCGAAATGGAGCAAACAAAAATGGAGAACAAGTAGTGGGAAAAAATCAGAAGGCAAAAGAAGATACCTACCTGATAAAGCGTGGAAAAGTTTATCTGCAAAAGAAAAAGCTGCAACTAATAGAGCTAAAGCTCGTGGTGCAAAAAAAGGTAAACAATTTGTTAAACAACCTAAAGCAATTGCTGCTAAAACTAAAAGGTTCAGAAAATGAAAATAATAAATAAAATAAGAAAAAAGTTTCCTTTTATAAATGAAATGATACTAAAGATAGAAAGGTTTTTTAAAAAATCATGAATACTGCAGATCATATATTAAAAAAATATCAAGAAGCTATATCTGTTAAAGATCATTGGAGAGAGAAGTTTGAAGAAGCATATGAGTATTGCTTACCTAATAGAGAATCTTTTTATGAAGAATCTCCAGGTCAAAAAAGAACAGATAAAATATTTGATGAAACTGCAGTAGTAGGAGTACAAGAATTTGCATCTAGATTACAAGCAGGTATTGTTCCTACATTTGCAAGATGGGCAGACTTCCAAGCTGGTGTTGAAATACCAGAAGAACAAAAACCAGAAGTCAATAAACAATTAGATGCAATAACAGATTATGTATTTGAAGTAATACAAAACTCCAACTTTAATCAAGAGATACATGAATGTTTTATGGATTTAGCTGTTGGTACTGGTTGTATGTTAGTAGAAGAAGGTGATGCAGTAAATCCAGTTAAATTTACATCAATACCTTTACCAAAGATTTGTTTAATGAATGGACCAGATGGTAGAATAGATACAGTCTATAGAACAAGAGTTTTGAAACCAGAACACATATCTGTTGTTTATCCTAAAGCTGTAATGCCAGAAAACTTTGATCCATTAAGAATGAAAAAAGATTGTACAATAATTGAAGTTGTTTACAGAGTCTATGAAGACAATGTAGAAAAATATAAATACTGCGTTGTTATGGAAGATACTAAATCAATTATCTTTGAAGAAATTTATAAAGGTGAAGGATCTAATCCATATTTAGTTTTTAGATGGAATAAAGCATCTGGTGAAGTTTATGGTAGAGGACCAATATTTAATGCAATGGGTGCTATTAAAACTTGTAATTTAACTATAGAACTTATTTTACAAAATGCACAGATGGCAGTATCTGGAGTATATACTTATGAAGATGATGGAGTTATTAATCCAGATAATATTTCTTTAGTGCCTGGATCTTTAATACCAGTAGCTCCGGGATCAAGAGGTTTGAATCCTATTCCTGCTGCATCTAACTTTGATGTAGCTCAATTAGTTTTACAAGACATGAGGCAGAATATTAAAAAAGCTTTATACATGGAAACTCTTGGAAGACCAGAAGGTACACCAATGACAGCAACAGAAGTTTCTGAAAGAATGGCAGATCTATCTAGACAGATAGGTTCTTCTTTTGGAAGACTACAATCAGAACTTATTCACCCATTATTAAAAAGAATAATTAGACTATTATCTAAACAAGGTAGAATAGAATTACCTAAAGTAAATGGTAGAGAAGTTAAAGTTGCAGCTAGATCACCATTAGCAAAAGCTCAACATATGCAAGACATTTCTGATGTTAATAGATTTAATGAAATTATAGCTGGTACATTTGGACCACAAATGATAAACGTAATTGTAAATCAAAATGAAACAGCAAAATATCTGGCACAGAAAATGAACTTACCAGAAAAACTGATTCGTGATGAACAAGAGCAACAACAGATAGTACAAAGAATAAGCCAACTACAATCTTCTGCACCAGAAGGAGAGATTCCACAATAATGGCGTGGGAAGGATTAAAAGAAAAAAAACCAATTCCAGCAAAATCAATTGATGGTTATGTTAGAAGTGCTGATCAAGAATCAAAACTTAACAAAACTTTTGCTGCCTTATTCAAAGGAGATGATGGTAAAGTCATCTTGGACTATATCAAATCAATAACTACCGAAGCAGTTGCAGGTCCTAACATTGATAGCAACCAGTTATTTCATTTAGAAGGAATGAGATTTCTTGCAGGTATAATACAAACAAGAATAAAAAAAGGAGAACAAGATGGTAGATGATAATGCCAATGCACCAGTCACCACAGATTCGCAAGAGCAACCTGCGGTAACTAAACCAGAATATGTACAAGATAAATTTTGGGACGCAGATAGAAAAGAAGTTAATTTAGAAAATTTAGCTTCTAGTTATAATGCTCTAGAAAAGAAATTAGGTTCTAGAACAGAAGATCTTTCTAAACAAGTTAGACAAGATCTTGAACAAGAAAGATTATCTAAAACTCCAGAGGAGTATAAAGTTAATCTTCCAGAGCTTCCAGAAAATGTAGATGTTTCTGTATCTGATGATATGGAAATAGTACAATGGTGGAAAGAAACTGCAAAGAAGAATGGTTTATCTCAAGAACAATTTGATGAAGGAGTTAATACATTTGTAAATAATGCTATTGCTACTTTACCAGATGTTAATGTTGAAATGGATAAACTTGGTGATAGTGCAAAAGAAAGAGTTGAAGCTGCAGAGCTTTGGTCTAAAAAACATTTATCGCCAGAAGCATATAATACTTTTTCTAGTATTGCTGCTACAGCAGATGGTGTAAAGGCTATTGAAGAAATAATGAAACTTACAAAAGATAGTCCTATACCAACTACGCCTACACAGGTATCAGTTACTCCCAATCAAGATGATCTGAAGTCTATGCTTCAAGATCCTAGATACTGGGATTCAAGTAAACGTGATCCAGCATATGTTAAACGAGTAACAGAACTGTATGAAAAGGCGTACGAAAAAAATAATAGCTAAAACTCCCTTTAAGTTTAAAAAGCTAAAAAAGGATCTACATTGGCTAGATGCTGTATCTGAAACTGGTTGGATTTCTGAAGATGATATGGATAAACAAAAACCAGCTGATGCAGTATGTAGTCAAATGTGGATCTATAAAGAAGACAATAAATCTATTACATTATTTGGTACATACTCATATGATGATAAAGGTAAGTTAGAATTTGGTGAAGTTATAACTATACCTAAAATATGGGTTTAATGTGCGTTGTTTAAAATCATTCTAAAATTTATTCTAGCTGCAAGACCTTAAAAATGTTCAATGATTGCCCTTAATGGAGAACAATCCTCTGCATTTGTAAGATAATCGGAAATAAACGTAACTTAACAATAAGGAGCTAATAATGGCAACATCAATAACAAATGCCTTTATAACTCAATTCGAAGCTGAAGTTCATATGGCTTACCAAAGAATGGGTTCAAAATTAAAGAACCTAGTAAGACAAGTGAATGGCGTTAATGGTAACACTGTTAAGTTTCAGAAGGTAGCAAAAGGATCTGCTAACACTAAAGCAAGACATGCTGAAGTAGTAGCAATGGATCTTTCTCACAGCAATGTGTCTGCTACTTTAACTGATTACTATGCAGCTGATTACGTTGACAAGTTAGACGAGTTAAAGGTAAACATTGACGAAAGACAAGTGGTTGCACAATCTGCTGCTTACGCTTTAGGTAGAAAAACTGATAGCGTAATTACAGAGATTATGGAAAACGCAACAGCACTTGCTAACAACTCGTCTGGTACAGGTACTGGAATGAATCTAGGCAAAGCTCAAGCTATGATGGAACTTTTCAATACTAATGACGTACCAGATGATAACCAAAGATACTGGGTAGTAGGACCAAAACAATGGTCTGATCTAATCAACCTAGATCAATTCTCTAGAGTAGAATATGTAGGCGAAGGTGAGCTTCCATATGCTGGAGGAATGACAGCTAAAAGATGGTTAGGATTCTTATGGTTTGTACACAGTGGACTAGAAACTTCTGGTTCAACTGACAGACATACTGTAGCTTTCCATAAATCATCTCTTGGTTTAGGTGTCGGTACTGACGTTAAAACTGAAGT